ATATGGACTGCAGCACAACAAACATTAGCAACTGGAGGTGGTGCAATTATGTTATCAACTCCAAATGGTACAGGTAATTTATTTCATAAAACATGGGTAGAAGCAGAAGCTGGAGGACAATTTCATCCAATTAAACTACATTGGACATTACATCCAGAGCGGGATGAAAAATGGAGACAATTGCAAACAGAATTATTAGGCGATAAAATGGCCGCACAAGAATGTGATTGTGACTTTATAACTTCTGGTCATACGATTGTTGACGGTCCAATATTACAGTGGTATGAACAAACATATATAGAAGAACCAAAAGAAAAGAGAGGGTTTGATTCTAATTACTGGATATGGGATTATCCAAATTATTCAAAAAATTATACAGTAATTGCTGATGTCGCTAGAGGTGATGGAGGAGATTATTCTGCCTTTCATGTCATGGAAACAGAAAGTATGACTCAAGTTGCAGAATATAGAGGTAAAATAGGAACAACAGAATACGGTCAGATGTTAGTTGCAGTTGCAACAGAATGGAATAATGCATTACTAGTAATTGAAAATGCGAATATAGGTTGGGCAGTAATTCAAGTTGCAATTGACCAAAATTATAAAAATTTATATTATTCATACAAACAAGATGCATATGTAGATGAAGATGTACATTTAAGAAAAGGATATGATTTGAAAGATAAATCAAAAATGGTTCCTGGATTTTCAACTACATCAAAAACACGTCCATTAATAATATCTAAAATAGAAACATATTTTAGAGAAAAATCACCAATTGTAAAGTCAAAACGATTGATAGATGAATTATATGTCTTTATATGGAATGGTCAAAGAGCAGAAGCACAACGAGGATATAATGATGATTTGGTAATGTCATTTGGTATTGGATTATGGATAAGAGATACAGCATTAAGATTACATCAACAAGGAATAGATTTATCTAGAAAGGCATTAGGCCATTTTGGAAAATCTCAAGGAGTATATACATCAGGTAAAGAAAAACCAAAAGAATGGCAATGGAGAACAGGTGATAAGGATAATGATGATTTAACTTGGTTAATTGGATAAAACACATATTTATAATAAATTGAAAAATTATGGCAAATACATCTTTAAGAGCACGATTAGGTAGACTATTCGCAACTAATGTAGTTGTAAGAAGAATTGCAAAAAATCGTTTAAAAGCAGTAGATACAAATAGATTACAATCTACAGGTAACTTAACTAACAAACGATATGTGGACAGATTTTCAGGCGTACATAGAGGTATGCCAGGATATAGTTCATATAATCAGAGTCAAACATTTCATACTTCAAAAATAGAATTATTTACAGATTATGAAGCAATGGATATGGATCCCATCATATCATCAGCATTAGATATTTATTCTGACGAATCAACTGTAAAAGATGCTGATGGCGATACATTAACAGTAGTGAGTTCAAATAATGAAATTAGAAAAGTATTAAGAAATTTATTTTATGATATATTAAATATAGATTATAATTTATGGCCATGGATAAGAAATGCTTGTAAATATGGAGATTTTTATTTACATTTAGATATTGAAGAAGAAGTTGGAATTGTCAATGTTACTCCATTATCTGCATATGAAATAAGACGTGATGAAGGATATGATCCAGAAAATCCTTATGCATATAAATTTGTATTAGAAAATTCACATGGAGGAACAAGTAACATGTATGCCGGTGCGGGAGGAGCTCCGACTCAAGAATTTCAACCTTTTGAAATAGCCCATTTCAGAATGATATCAGATACAAATTTTTTACCATATGGTAAATCAATGATAGAAGGTGCAAGAAAAATATTTAAACAAGTAACTCTTATGGAAGATGCAATGTTAATTCAAAGAATAATGAGAGCACCAGAAAGAAGAATATTTAAAATTGATGTAGGAAATATACCACCAGCAGAAGTTGATAATCATATTCAAACAATTATCAATAAAATGAAAAAGGTTCCGTATATTGATGAAAAGACAGGAGATTATAATCTTAAGTTTAATATGCAGAATATGATCGAAGATTTCTTTTTACCAGTTAGAGGAGGAGAATCAGGAACATCAATTGAATCATTACCAGGATTATCAAGTGAAGGACAGATTGAAGATATTGATTATCTTAAAGCTAAGTTATTTGCCGCATTAAAAATACCAAAAGCATTTTTAGGATATGATGAAGGTGTTGAAGGAAAAGCAACATTAGCAGCAGAAGATGTTAGATTTGCAAGGACAATAGAAAGAATACAAAAAATATTTGTTTCTGAATTAACTAAGATTGCAATTGTACATTTATATACTCAAGGATTCAAAGATGAAGATTTAGTTAATTTTGAGTTGTCATTAACTAATCCATCATTAGTATATGAAAAACAAAAAGTTGAAACTTTAGGAGAAAAAATTGGATTGGCTAATACTATGAAAGAGTCTAATATGTTTTCACAAAGATGGATATATGAAAATATATTTGGATTGAGTCAAGATGAGTGGACAGCAGAACAAGAACAAGTTGTTGAAGATCTTAAAGAACAATTTAGACATGAACAAATAAAATCAGAAGGTAATGATCCTAAAAAGACAAATCAGTCATTTGGTACACCTCATGATATAGCATCAATGCACGTTGCAAATAAAGGAGAACTATTACCAGGACAAGAACAAGAACATGTTGCAGGACCAGGCAGACCAAAAGGAATAACGACAGGTAAATCTCATAAATCACAATTTGGTCGCGACCCACTTGCTTCTAAAGAATTAGGAAAAACGTTTAAAACTGATCAATCTCCATTGCAACATCAATATAGGGGAGGATCGCCGTTAAGTACAGAAAATAAAGAAATAAATAACTTAATAAATTCATTGCAGACAGTTAAAAAATCTCCTAAAATTATTCAAGAAACAATGACAAAAACTCAGAAAAATACTGATTCTGGAACAATGTTAGATGAATCTCAATTGATTGATGAATAATTAGGTATTGGTTTCTAAAACTATAGCATATTTATTAAAAAAATAGATTATACAGGGCACTATTTCATGAAACGTATCAAACATTCAAAAGTAAAAAATACAGGGTTGATATTTGAACTACTTGTACGACAGGTTGCATCAGATACAATGAATAATAAAAATTCAACAGCCTTGAATCTTATCAAAAGACATTTTACAAAAAAGTCAGAATTATCAAAAGAATTAAAATTATATCGTACGGTATCGACAGAAAAATTTAAAACAGAAAATAAAGCTGAAAAATTTGTTGATGCAGTTGTTAAAGCACGTAAAGATATTAATGAATCACAATTGAGACGTGATAAATATAATTTAATTAAAGACTTAAAATCAAATTTTAATATAAATGAATTTTTCAAGTCACGTGTTTCAAATTATAAAGTTCAAGCATCTACATATAAATTATTTGAGTTTGCAGAAGCAGATGATCCAAAAGAATATGTGGATAGTAAATTTACAATTGTTGAACATGTTCAAAACAATCCTAATGTTAAAAAAACAGGAACATTGATTGAAGAACAAAATAAAGATGTTAGACTTTTAGCTAGTAAAATGGTTGTAGATAAATTTAATACAAAATATTCAAAATTAAATGTATCACAAAAACGTATTCTTAAAGAATATATAAATAATGTAAGCAATTCTGTTAAACTTCGTAAATATGTTATTAGCGAAACTAATAATCTTCAGACTAAATTAAAATCACTTAAATCAAAAGTGCCTAGTAAAGTGGTTCGTATTAAAGTAACTGAAGTTATTAATTTATTAAATGAACTAAAAAAGAAACATGTTGTAGAAGATAAGGATGTACTAACAATGCTTAAATATTATGAACTTGTTAATGAACTTAAAAATGTAGGAGATAAATAATGTCTTATTGGAATAGAGCTTATCAAACTGGTAGTTCAATCGCAAACAAAGAAGTTAATAGATTGGGTCATCCTGGAATGTATACAGGTGTATTAAAACATGAAGGAGGTCGTTTATTTTTTACTGGTTCAAATTATGCATTTGGTGCAGCATTAATGATAGGATCAGGAAGTTTAAATACTACACCAACTTCTGATTATATAAGATTAACAGGTGGTGGAGAAATAAAAATTAAAGACTTTGGCCATAGAGGATCTGATGTTGGTGAATTAAGAAATCCAATATTACCAATATCAGTACATGAAGTATCATCATCAGCTAATGCGCCATGCATATACTTTTTCAAAAGACAACAATAGGAGTAAATGAATGGATTATTTAAAACAATTTAAAAAATATTTAAGTGAAGATTTAGATCGTGTATCTAAAGATTCTAAATTTAAAGATTTGGATGATAAGGACATTGACAATGATGGAGACGTAGATGATTCAGATTCTTATCTTCATAATAAATTAAGCAACGTTGCTAAAAATGTAAAAGAAGAAGAGGAACTAGACGAAATGAGTGTTACTGGTAATTTAGATGGAGGAGAAGGTCCTCCAAGAACGCCATATGCATTTCATGATCAAGAAGATGATAAAAAAGGATCAGGAAAGAAAAAACAAAAAGATAATGCAACAACAGCAACTGATTTTGAATTAGTTAAAGATTCTATATATAAAAGAATGATGAAATCATTAAATGAAACATCATATAGAGAATTTAAACAAGATCCAACATCGACACCACAACAAAAAGTCAATAGAGGTATAATGGAAGTTAACAAAATGTTAGCAGAAATAGAAAAAATTGTAACAAATAATTTACGATTAAAAACTGAAACAGGAGTTCAATCAGGCCACTTCTGGAAAACAACAGGTAGAAGATTTGCAAAAATTAACGAAAGAATGTTAAGAGTTGCTCATCGTTTGAAAGAGCTATCGCAATAATAAGGGATAAAAAATGGATAAACAATTATTAGTAGATTATGCAGTATTTGAAGTATCACCCCAAGCAATAAATGAATCGTTAAAACAAAATAATGGTAAGTTAGTTGTTAAAGGTGTATTACAAAGAGCTGAAGCAAAAAATCAAAATGGTAGAGTGTATCCAAAAGAAACACTTGTTAGAGAGGCAAAAAAATATGCTGATTCATTTATTAGAGAAAGAAGAGCATTAGGAGAATTAGATCATCCAGATTCATCAGTAGTAAATTTAAATAACGTTTCTCATAACGTATTAGGTATGGATTGGCAAGGAGATGATTTGGTAGGTACAGTAGAAGTACTTTCAACTCCTTCAGGAAATATACTAAAAGAATTATTTAAATGTGGTATTAAGTTAGGTATATCTTCAAGAGGTATGGGATCTGTAAAAGAAGTGTTTTCAGAAGGTGATAATACATTAGAAGTTCAGCCTGATTTTGAATTGATTGCATTTGATTTTGTTTCAAATCCATCAACTCATGGAGCATTTTTATCTCCAGTAAATGAATCAAAAAGTTCAAATACAACGGCAGATAAATATAATAATATAAATAAAATAATAACTGATATAATAACGGAGTTTTAATTATGGGATTAGAAGATTTAACATCATTATATGGTCCAACAAATCCACTAGGACAAAAAGGTACAGGTGGTGAAAAAGGAAAAGGAGATTTAGATATCTTTGCATTTGAAAATGGTAAAGGATTAGCCGATTCAGAAAGTTTATTACAAACTTCGACACCGCATGGAACAAAAGCAACAGGTCCAGATGTATTTGGAAATGTTCCAGCAGAACGATTATATGAAGGCGGCGTAGGAGGAAGAAATCCTGGAGGGAAAGGAGGTAGATAATGATACGATTAGCAGGATTAGCAAATACATTTCGAAACAAAGTAAATGAAGTTGAAGATCAAGGATTTGATTATAAATACTTTAAAGGTCAAATTGATTCTTTATCAACTACCTTAATGGAGTTTGAACAAGAACTTTCAACAAATTTAGAACAAATAGCTGATAATCCAGCTGCTATGGGATCTGTTTCTGCAGAACAAGCAAGAAATCAAGCTTCGAGATATATAATAGGAGCTGAAAAACAATTGGAAAATTTATCAAAAATGTTAGATAGATTAGAAAGTAAAGGAGAATTCTAATGAATAAGTTTGAAAAAGAATTATCAAAACATTTAAATGAAACATATCTTGGTGAAGAAGAAAAACAAATGACTAAAGAAGATCGTAAATCTTTTTTAGAAGCAGTTGCCAATTTTCATAAGTTAGGAGAAATGATATATTCCAATGCTAAACTTAAAGAGGTAACAGAAACATTAAAAGGTGTTATGGAGCGTGCAGAAAAAGTAACTATGCAAGAATCAGAACATTGGTTTGATAATGTTACAGTTTCTCGTCACGTTAAACAAATGAATGAGGCAATGAAGGTATTTGAAAAGACTGCAGGAGAAATGAATGGATTACAACAAAGATTAGAATCTGCATATGAAGATATGGGTATGGTATTAAATCGTTATTATAAAATAAACGAGGCTATGTCAGAAGCCGATGATGCCGCATCAGAAGAAGATATTGCAAGACAAAAAGAATTCAATTCAGAATTAGATAGAACAGCTAAAATAGCAAAAGATTTATAAAAATATTTGTTTTATTGAAAAATATTTTATATATTAATTATAGTTTTAACGTAAAATAAGTTACATGAATAAAAAAACAAAACGTCAACAATCAATCTTACCAGGAGCAGAAGTAGGAGTACGAGTTATAAAAACTAAAAGACATCCAAAAGGTGATATAGAGTTAGCTTTAAAATCATTAAAAAAAGAATTAAAAGCTTCAGGTAAGATGCATAAGTTAAAAGAAAAACAAGAATTTACATCTAAAAAAACAATTCAACGAAGGCAAAAAGAAAGAGCTCGTTACTTTCAACAACAAGCCTCAAAAGAACTTTTAAGATCTTAAAAGTTAACTTTTTTTAAAATTTATGGTAGTTTATACTGTATTGTCAATATATATATTTGTTAACGATACAGTATTCTAATATACTGTCACTCAATTAATCTATTAACGAGTAATTATTTACTCATTCTATTAAGGTTCTTAATAACCTTATTTCCAAATTAAATAAGAGGAGAAAAATTATGGCAAAAACAGATTTGCTTAAAGAAGCAATTGCTGACGCGAAAGCGGTAAGAGAAACAGCACTTGCTAACGCAAAAATTGCATTGGAAGAAGCTTTTACACCTAGAATTCAATCAATGTTATCTGCTAAATTAGCTGAAGAAGAAGAAATGGATGAGATGGCTGAAGAACCAACTGAAACTAATGGTGACGGTATGGATGCTGCAGCTGGAGCACCTGTCGACGAAGGCGAACATGGCGAAGATAAAGTTGAAGAAGGCGAAAAAGATGACATGGATGAAATGGACCATGCTGGTGAAGAAGATAAGATGGAAGAAGAAAAGGATGATATGGAAGAGGATCTTGAACTTGAAGCTATTTTAAAAGAACTGGAAGAAGAAAAGGATGATATGGAAGAAGTATCAGATTCATCTGATATTGGAACTGGTGATAATAAAATGGATCAAGTTTCTAGTGATGATCAAGATGATCCTGGTAAAGGTAAATTAACAGCTGAAGGCGAAGATAAAGATGATGTGAAAGAAACTGAAGATAAAGAAGATACTAATGAAGATATTTCTTTAGATGAAATCATTGAAGCTTTAAAAGAAACTGAAGACAAAGAAGATGAATCAAAGAATGAAGATTACACTGCTGGTGTAGATGATGGAGCTGCAGCTAAAGATTTAGAAGAAGCTTATAATGTTATCCGATTCTTGAAATCTAAAATTAATGAAGTCAATCTTCTTAATGCAAAATTATTATTCTCAAACAAATTGTTTAGAAATCATTCTCTAAATGAATCACAAAAAATGAAAGTAATTGAAAACTTTGACAGAGCTCAAACATTGAGGGAAGTGAAATTAGTATTTGCTACATTAACTGAATCATTTGCGATTGGTGGAAAAACAAAAAGAACAATCAAAGAAAGCTATGCTTCTAGGCCTAGTCGCTCAACTGCACCTAAAAAGGAAATTATTTCTGAAGGTAATGAATTAGCTGCTAGATGGAAAAAATTAGCTAATCTTTAAAATTAAATAGAGGAGAAATCTCATGAATATTAATTCATTATTACCTTCTGATTCAAACGCTAATCAAAATGCTGCTGCTATCCAACTTGAGAAAAAGTGGGAAAGAACCGGCCTTTTGGAAGGATTGAATAATGAGGTAGACAAAAAAAGCATGGCGGTTCTTTTAGAGAACCAAGCTAAGCAATTGGTGACTGAGGCTTCTGCTGCTGGTACTGTACAAAATTCTGAAGAATGGGCGGG